AATATTGGAAAGAGTGTTATTTAAAGAAGAAATAGTATGATATTGTGAACTAAGCCCAGTAGCAATAGAAACCCCTGATATACCTGGAGCTACATAAGGGTAATTGCCTGGAGCTCCAGAAAATAGCTCAAAGGTAGTTTGAAGCTCACGAGCTGATACCCCTTTCATAGTAAAGTTATTACTGTTTTTAGGAGATAAAACAAACGGTATACCTAATCCTTTATACTGTACCTCGCTTATACTAAAAGTGTCTAGCTCTTCTGATCCCTCTCCGGTAATACCATTAGAGCTAAACTTCACACTACTTAAAACTTGCGCTGAAGTACTTACTACAAACGTAGAAAGCATAATGTTAAAATTATTTAAAAAATCATTATCCCTATAACCAAACATTCCTTTTGAGAATATTTTCTTTCTATCTTTAAAAAATGATAAATCTATATACTTAAAAGGATTTAGTTGGTCGTCAGTTTTAAAATATATTATCTTTTCACCCGTGCTACCTACATATATACTTGACAGCTCAGTACTTAAACAATTTACTAATATACTACTTAACCCGTTGCTGCTTACTTTAGCAAATATATTGGTTGATGATAAAGATATTTTATCAATTTCTACATGTTCAAATGAAGATAAAGTATTTAAGTATTGTTTTTCATAAAAAGAATTATATTTCTTTAATGCATTATTTTTATCTTTAGTTAGGTTAAAATAATTTTCTGAATCACACGCAGATATAGAAAAAATTATATCTTGAAAAGTCTGGTAAAAAGGTGATTGAGAATAGACAGTTAAAGCATTTGAAAATTCACCAGCTGATAAAGTTATAACTTGTGCACTCAACCCCAAATTACCTGTTAAGGTAAAAGTATTAGTTAGATAATCATGAATTGTAACATCGGTAGAATATGAACCTAAGATTGCATTATTATTACAATCACGTAATACCATTCTTACATTATATTTACCCGGGTATTGATAGATATGTCTACTTGTTAAGCTGTGACCGAAATTACCGTCTCCGTAGTCATAAGTAACCTTTAAATTATTAAGAGCAGGGTCATTATCACTGCTTGGTATTCTTGCTTTAAAAGTTAACGGGGTAATATTTAAATTATATGACGAGAGTTTAGTCTCGCCAGCATAATCTACTACATCAAAAAAAGCGTAAACTGTATTTATATTACTCATCTAAAACCTTAATTCGATTAGCTATTGACATTGGTGAATATAAGTAAGGAAATTTAAAAAATGGCAAAGCTAAATCTTGATTAACTAACTCTATATCGCTTTCTTCGTATAGAGGATTAAAAGATAGAAAAGATACTGCATTGATTGCATCTCCAGTAGTTTCATTTTTGGTTTCAATTCTCTTAACTCCTTCAAGCGATAATATATCATTAGTTAATTGTATCAAATTAAGGTTCTGACCTAATTGATTATTTTCAGGTAAAAAGAATTTTTTAATTAACGCACCAGCTCTAGACTTTATGGTATTTTTATTAATTTTATTATTAGTTTCTCTATAAATTATAAGAGAAGTTTCATCTAATATATCAGTTGTAAGATTAGACTGATTGCTAATTCCTAAACCAAAAGCCATGTAAACCGGGTCGCGAGGCACTACATTATTTGAAACCATTTTTCTATCTTTAGTTTCATTTACTAAAGCATTTTTAAAAGAACCAGGTAAAAATTCAGGGTAGGATTTATCTGAAGTTAAAGTAAATTTTGGAACTACAAATACATTTACATTATTAAAATCACAAGCATCAGCAAAATTAACTTGATTAATTATTACTCTGTTTACTTTATTAGGATCTACACATATATTATAAAAATACTGTATGTATTCATTTATGTAAGTTTCATTACTAACGACCTTTACGCTATTTACTACGTTAGCTAAATTTTTATTAATAAATGATTCATAATCATTTGTAGTAACTAATCTTAACTGTGAAGAAAATACTTTAGGAGCGTTAGCTCTTATTTCGTCTACAGTTTCTTCAGAAGCTAGCGTAGAAGAAGGTTGAGGGTTACTAAAATTAACAAATGAACTATTAGCAATATCTAGAAAAATAGTTTCGTCTTTATTACTATATGTATCATTAAAAATTTGTCTCTGTCTAGCAGAATCATAAACATTTAAAGCATTTCCGTTAATAATATTTTTACTTATTATACCTTTAACATTATCTGATAAAAGGTAATTTGCTGATACTATATCACCTACTACTAATTGTCTACCAAATACCCCATTACCAAACTTTATTTCATAATAACCATTTTCGTTTAATCTAATTTCATATACCCGGTCAACTGAACTATTTAAATATAAACTATCTGTTTCTGTATATTCATAGTAACTACCGGTATCTTTTTCTTTAACAAAAACACTTATAGTGTTATCAGCAACAAATGTATCATCATCTTTATCGACAATATTTTTTACTACTACTGGAAGCACTTCAAACTCTTCTCCTTGAGCAGTATAATCCGGATACTCTTTAATAGTACCTTGATATAATATAACATCATCACTAATTTCTTGTATTTTTTCTTCTTTTGTTGTAGTCTTAGAAAAAGAAATATCATCTAAAAAGTTATACTGAATATTATCAGCTAAGAAATACGAATACTTTTTAATTGTATAATTACCAGCTGCTAAAGTAGCAGAGGCAGTAGCTTCTATAGGTACTATAGAAGTTTGCTTACCAGTCGGTTTGTATCCAATAAGCTTTACAATTTTATTCATATTTTCATATAAAGTAGCTTGATCAAAATTTACTTCTGAAGCTGTATTATTTAAATAAAATAGAAGGACGTGATATGAATAAGCTATTATATCGATAACAGCTGCTAAGTTACTTCCATCAAATTTTTGATCAGTAAACTTTTCATTTTCATTTAATCTATCTACAATATATTCTTTTAAACTTACTGCATCAAAAGCTACATACGCATCTTGAGGTAAGTTGAAATCCAAAAAATTGTTAGTTGTATCTTCAGTTGGCATAATTATAAAACGTAGTATCCGTTACTATTTAATAACGATTTAAGTGATATCCCATATACATTAAGAGAAGGGACATTTATTTGCAATGTTATAAAAAACTCGTGTTCATCCGGTATCGGAACTACAGTTGTTTCTTCTAATTCTATTCGGGGCTCCATATTTGGTAAATTGTTAATAATATCTGTTTTTATTCTATAAGCAGTAAAGCTAGACATGGGTTCAAATAAAAATCTTCGAAGATTAATTCCAAACTCTGGACTTAATATTTTTTGACCTGGTGAAGTTAAAAAGATATTTGCAATACTATTTTTTATTGAGTCTAAATCAAATAAACCTTGCACATCTTTTAGAGTAGTAGTTTTGTTTAATTGTTCATTGTAATAGACTGAAGTTTCTAAATCTAATAACAAATCTTTATAAAGGTAACCACTCTCAAGAGCGTTATCTTCGCTTTTGTCAACTGAAACATCTGTTAACTTAATAAGAGCCATTTATAATATTTAATACCTTAGTGGTAAATCGAGATTAAGGAACTATAATATAATTAAATTATGGTTGTAAAAGGTAAAGCTGATGTTAATGTTGAGATTACTGCAAATGAACTAGTATCTGCTCTAAAAGATGTAGTTTATTCTAAATTAAAACTTCCTAAGCCAGTAGAAGGAAGAGTATACGTAAAAAAAGATAGGTGGGAGATTCAAACTACAGCTCATACAACTCATTCTTTTGAAATGGAAGAAGATCTTGGACCTGCAGATAATGATGATGTGCAAGTGTTTGTTGCATTTCATACCATAGCAGAGTTTCTTAAAGATTAATAGCGTGAACTGTATGATTCTTTGCAAGGTAGCATAAATAATATTATGGCTGATAAAAAGTTTATTAATCTACACGAATCCTATATGAGAAGATACGAACGAGGAGGGTTCCTAGTAGGGGATAGTTTTAAGTTTAATGATAATTTTAAGAGTACAGAGGAGTTTAAAGCTTTAGGATCTAATACACAAGAGTTATTACAACAGATGATCGACTCTGGTCTTCATGTAAGAGTAGTAGGAATTAAAGATACTACATCTGCTCGTTATCCTGCAAATTCCGATACTACTACATTAGATGTGGTATTAGACTTAGCTCTTGACTCAGGCGGTGGTAGATATACGCATCACGTTTCAATTCCTAGTACTTTAGGTCAGTCAGTTGAGTTTTATCCAAATCTACCTCCTATTCCAGATGCTCTAAGAAGAAAAAGCGATGTAAACATTAAACCTGAAGAGGTGGAGAAGTACGATAACATTGCTAATAAGACTGATAGAGGTAACGACAGTTTAGAGGATACAGAA